TAGAGATCGAATTAGCGGTTCTTAAGAGTATCGTTGCCATGTAATTACCTTACAGTATTCTTTTGAATATTTATTGTTTATTTATCTGTCTTAGATTGACTGATTAAAATACGAAGCATATCTTTAAGCTCACCAAGTTCATTCTTCATATTAGACATTTCTTTTTCTAAGCTCTCAGTAGAATTAGCCGACTTTTGAGCTAATGTTCTCTGGTTAATATAGTTCTGTCTAGATACTTGATCTACCACTAATATAGCTTTAGAATTAGGATCCCTATACAAAGTAGGGTGATCTCTGACTTTTAATACTTGTTTGTTAATCATTCTAAAGCAATAATTCTTAAGTCTTTAACCTTAGGATAAGCAGCAATACTGGTAGATTTAAGCACTACTTTAATTACAAACGCATTAAATGAGGCTAAACTATCTACAAGTTTTTCAATATCAACAAACTGACCATCGACGGTATTTTTAATAGTAGGTAAAGATAATTGGGTATATTCTTTAGTATCAAAACTTATTGCTTCACTGCCGTTTTGCAATTTATAATATACCTCAACGTCTGCACCTGCTGGCTTAGAAACTGCAAACCGTACTAATAAACTAGTGGCAGGTGTTGCAAGTTCAATTTTCCTAGTTACATAATTTGCACGAGTACTACTTCCTGAAGCAGCCTCATCAGAAACATACATTGGTCTGTATACAATACTGGTTACATTACCTGAAGGATTGGCATTAGAGACTGGTATACTAAAAGATGCACCCTCATTAGAAACTGCCGTCAACCGGAAGGTACCATTGTTAGTAACTGTTCCAGAAGTAGTAATGGTAACAAAGGCCCCTGGCACCATGGTCTTTACGTTTGCTTTTTCCAGCGCACCACCTATTGTTACGTTACCTGTACCATTAAAGGAAATAAGGGTATTGGCATTAGCAATAGTAACTAGATCAGTACTTAAATTATCAGCGGTAGAAGGAGAATTAATATCAGGAGTTATAAACAATGCACTTGAGAAAGGAAGATCTACCGTTGGAGTTACAAAGCCATCACTTGTCTTTAATTCTAATCTGTAGATAAAGCTCTCTGCTCCTGCCATCGAAATAGAAGCATTTTGACTATCTACTAGTAATCTCTCGGTATTAAAGTAAATAGTATCTGGATTATAAGATTCAAAATTACTAACTGTAAAAGATGTATCAGTAGTTTTTAGTTTATGATTAATGGTAGTTCTTGGAGGTGTAGCGGTACTAATTGCTGGATAGATAGCAGAAAATTTACGAGGAGAAGTAGCGGTTATACCGCTACCCCCGAATCTACCACTGGTTATGTTTCCAGTTATATAAGAGTTAGCTGCAGTAGCAACTGTATAACCATTAGCAACCACATTACTTACCGTCAAATAAGTATTTGCTAGTAAAAGAGTAGGTATGTTGCTAATAGATACTGTGTTTCCAGATGTATTTGCTTGATATAAAAAGTGCCCAGGGACACCATCATACTTAACTACTGAACCATTTGTGTAGCCATGGTTTTTATGAAACACTCTTAAGATTGAATGACCATTAAAAGCTTGAAAAGGATTATTTTCCAATAAAGATAATGTTGGTTGTTTAAGAGTGTCTCTTGAAACTATTAAATCTACAGTAGCTGCCTGGGAGGTAACGTTTGCACGGTATATTTTAAACTTTATATCACGAGTCTGATCTACTGTCCAATTAACTCCATTGGTTGACATGAGCATGACCCCAGAGTAGGGTTGCTTAAAGATAGTAGATCCTGTAGTATTATCTTCACCACCTATTTGTCCAACATATACCTTGTGTTTTCTGCTATCAGAGGATAAAGCAAAGCAGTATTGTCCAGATTCTAAATTTATAGGTACTGGAAATGTAAAGCTTGTTGATACAGCTGCATTTGCAGATGTGTTTATATTGTCAGAATCAACTACCACTATGGAGTTAGGTAGGATGGTTGAACTGGGAATACCATTTACAAGTTTTCTAACAGAAAGTTCTACAGGTAATTTATCATGTTTTTCGCTGAAAAATAAATCAATCTTAGTAAGATGTAAATTTCTATCAACAAAGAAGGACTGAGCAAGTGTGTCTGAGTAACCACTTAACCCCGTTCCACCATCAGCATTTAATAAACTAGACATTTATTTTCCTTGATATAATATTTCTTTTTTTAACAGTAAACATAAAATTAACCACTTCTAACACCATTACTTGCTATAACATCCCATGCCCCGTTTCCTGATCCTGCTCCTTCTATTACACTTAAAGTAATAGCTGCAGCATAATTGGCAATAGCTGTTTGTATTCCTTCAGTAGAGTCGGGGAAGGAACCGTTAGCTACTCCAACTTGATAGAACGATAGCATGTCAGCTGTAGGGGTACCTGCAGCAACTGCGTTTGCTGTAGCCTCTCTTGTTGCTTCAAAAATAGGTACAACAGTTGAAGCATAACCATTACCGGTAGTTTCAGCTATTCTACTTAAAAAAGTACCTCCACTACTATCTGTAGCAGAAAGAATGTTGGTAGCTGTAAAGTACTGATCAGGAGCTATACCATTTGGCAATAAATAACCAGGTTGCGATAAAGGGGAGGTCGGATTAAGTACTGCAACTGCTGGCCCAGAATAAAAATTATATGCAGTAGCGCCAGTACCGACTCCCGCTCTATTTAAATCATACCCACCAGGGTTTGCAGCTGCCGTAGCTTGTATAACTGTCAATGAACTCCCGGCTGCAGCAGCAGCAGTTGCTATTGAATTAGCGATCGTAGCAGCTGAATTTTCAACAAATGTACCAGTATTAGCTGTACCCTGAAATACTGCTCCCATTAGAAGAGCATCAAAGCCTATAACTGGGGTTGGTACAGGTTGAGGTGTTTTATTATGACTTAACAAGCCCTGACAAATATATGTATGTGCTTCATCAATAGTAATCTTAACAACTGGACCAACTGTATAATCTTCAATACCGGTAATTACTTTACCTGACAATACATCTCCTACCTTTGCATCTTTTGCAATTAACCAGGAGAAAGTAATTTCATTATAAAATTTATGTTCATAACTACCAATAAACTCAGTATCGTTAAATATAATTTTAATTCTAGGTACTTCTGGAATTATACTACAATAAGTAACAGGGTAAGTACTCCAAATTATTGTATCTTCATGCTGGGTATAAACCAAATCACCTACATTTAAGTTTCCAGCTTCTTTTAAGGTACCATCTGCCATTAAAATTTTCATTTCAGGTGCAGGGCAGACCGGAGGTTGGTAAGGAGGATAAGGGGGCTGTGGGCCAGGATCCGGGTCGCCCCCCCCTGTATATACATATGGTTGATAAACGGGTGCTGGGGTATTTGCTGGAGGGGGAGAAGGGGTATCTACATAAACTACAGGTGGAGAATATACCACTCTTGGTGGCTCGGTATATGATATTGAACCACTTGCGGTATATATAGCGTCAGCAAAAGATTCTTTATTATTGCTATCTGATGGAGAATCTGTAAGTCTAAATTTAATCGAACCTGAAGGTATACGAAGAAGATTGGTTTCTAATTGATAATTAAAAACTCCTGTAACTGAACCTTTTTCATCGGTAATAATATCAGCACTGGTAGTTAAAAAATCACCGGTAAAGGTAACATTTGAAGTAGTATTAGCAGCTGTGCAATAATCAGTAACGTTATATTCATTAAAGAAGGCGTACATTTTTGTATTAGGTTTAAGCTTTTTAGCTGTAAATCTAATCGATGCACTACGTATGAATGGAAAGACTGCATTGGTAGAGCTACCAGTGGTGCTAGCATCTGTAATTACCACCCCTCCCTGCACTGCCTTAGCAGCGTCTTTGTTTGATGGTGTGTACCAAAACTGTTTCCAGGATCCCCATACAGAACCATAGGTTGCTTCGCCTACAGAATCTGGAATAAAGGTATCGTATGCTCCTGTATCATCTCTATATATTAACGGCTTATCTGATGTACTGAACCATGTATCGCCCGGAGGTGAAAGAGTCATTGAACCTGTAAAGGTATAATTGTCGTATGGATTAATACTTTCAATTGAATCTGAAAACTCATTTACTATGTACGGGAGTTCTTCATACTGCAGCATTACAGTATTATTTTTTACTACATATCCGTTATTAGTTCTATTGACCGTTGTAGGGGTTTGTTCAACTAATTTAAAATTATCTTGAATAAATGGGGGTTTTAATTCTCCACTGTCAAAATCCATGGAAATATTATAATCTAAATTGCGTACATCACCTATACCATGACCTTTAAATGCTTCTACAACGAAACCATTTTTAAATCTATCTAAACCAAAACTATCTTTGACTGAAAATACCGCAGTATCTAATTCTAATAAAGACAAGGTAGTATAGTATTCTAGATTTTTAATACGGTTTTCTAGTTTACCGATATCTTTCATAGTATAGCGTTTTTGGTCTATAGCATAAAAGATTGAATCTCTATTAATATTAAAACCATAAGCCGGGTGCTCTACTACAAACAGTGGCATAGCCTCAGCAGGTATTAAAGGCTCTATAGGCTCAAGACTTGATATACCTTGTTTATATGTAATCTTACCATCACTGGTAATAAAGATTTTATCAGTTCTAGGTAAGTAGTAAGAATAATCCGCTTGAAAATCATTCGCATAATCTAAGAATTCATTTCTTACTGCTCCGGTGTTCTTAAAATTTACACCATCGTTAGAAATTCTTGGTCTTATATCAATAGAGTCTCTTAAAGAATAAACTATACCTTGATCTTTAAAAGTAGGTATAGTATCATAACTAGGGTATGACTCAGCACTGAAGTAATCTCCTGTGCCATGAGTAAAGAAGTCATAATGAATCTTTATAGGACCTACAGGCGCAGGCTTACCTGGTTTCAATTTAATTTTAGATATACCGTAGTATGTAGATGTTTGACCGGTTTCTAAGGTATAATTATCGGTAATGTCAATTGAATTGCTTTCTAGATAGGACGTCCCGAAAGCATTAGCCGACATTCTTACGTTTGATAGTTCATAAGCATCAGCAACACCAAGAGAAATAACGGTTGCCTGGCAGTCAGTTCTGGTAGTATAGGTAGCTGAGGTAGAGGTAGAGGTCTTAGCTTTTGCTGCAGGATCATTCTTAATGATAGTAGTATAGATCAATACGTCTTGATTAGTCAACCCGTAATCAGTAAGATCAATAGAAATGTTTCGGTTAGTAGGCGCATCGGTAAAAGTAATTTCATCCGATTCAATTTTATAATATTTACCTGCGTTACCACCGCTAACTACAACAGCAAAATAATCTTGATCAGTTCTTGAAGCAAATGTTGTTCCAACCGCTGTAGTTAATGCTACTATGTTTGCAGAAAGTGTACCATAAAATACTCTTCTTGTACGTAAAGTAATGTCACTAAGATCTTTAATAACACTATTCGGCATTGGGAAGATATATGATGCCTTATCATTATCAATCAAAACCGCTTCATCCCTTGTTGTATTAATTCCAAAAACATTAGATAGTGGATAATTTCTGTCTATAGTTAAAGCAGAATTAGTAGTGACTGCAGTAACTCGATATGAATTAGAAGTATCTGAATTAAATTTAATATAATCACCTACCTCAAGTTCAGAGGTAAATACAGAATTAAGGCCTACAACAGCTGTACTTCCATTTGTTAATGTTACAGTACCAGTAACAGAAGTATTTGTAGATGGTACAATGTTTGCAGTAAAAGCAGTCGAAACATAACCAGTATCTGAAACACTTGCATGGTATAGCTGTTTTACATCTCTTTCAAACGTATACCCGCTATTCATACTAATATCAAATAAAAAGGTATTGAAGGTAGAGGTAGCCAACATGACGTTGCTTGAAGGAGATTCAAACCCCCTAACCTTTGCATTACCTACCAGCGTACCTGCAGGAGAGCCAGGCGTGGCGGTGTATCGATCGTAAAGATTTATATCTATTAAGTTGGAAGTAAAATGAGGAATACCGAATGCATCTTTTACTTCTACATAATTACCAATAGGAGTTCTAACTACTGCATTAGTAACGTTAGCGGTATCCCGTGGCTTGCTAAAAGTAAAATAACGATTGGATTGGGTTTCAACCTCGTATCCCTTTACATAGCTTTTACCAGGGGTTAGAATAGCAATAGCAAGATTTGCGTTACCTTGAGCATTACCTGTATAGCCGGTGAGATCTGCAGAGGTTGCAGCATGCTCTATAAATTTTAGATTAAAAGGCTTCACAGTATAGTCACCTGATTCATCAAACGTTCTTCTAGCCAATTCATCTGCTAAAATATTGTACCCAGGTTTATCTACTAAATTAGCTTCGCTACCATTAACTACTCTTAATAATTCTATAAAATTATCCGAATTATTAGTACTAAACGATCTTTTATTAAGAGACAGTTCTATTTTATATCTGTCCGCACCTGGTGCAAAATAATTAAATGTACTAATAGCAGGATCTAAAAGTGTCTCATCATCCTCACTGTTAACAGCAGATTCTACTATTTCAAGTCCTACTCTATAGTTAGAATTACTGAGATACTTGTCTAGAATAATAGTATTAGCAAATACTTTTACAAAATGGTCTTTAACAAAATATACACCATCACTGATACTTGCACCAAGACATTTTCCAGTAGAGGCAACAGTAGCGCTGTAAATCGTACCTGTATCACTAGTAACAATATCTTCAGCAACACTAAAGGCGTTAGCAGTTCTACTAGTACCAGAATCTAAATATTTAACAAAGATTGTAGGAGGATCAATAGCTGTAGCAGGTTCAGTCTTTATTACTACAGCTCTGATTCCAGAAGTCTGACCAACCATCTCTCTATTAAGATAATTAGTAACATCGATATCTGTAGAATTAAATGTTGACAGTAGCTTTACAAAATTAAAGTTTTTATCAAATTTAACGTTACCTGGAATAACCATTGAGCCAGGTTTAAATACATGGTTACCGAATCTTGAAACTTGATTTTGAAGTATAGTTTGAAGTTGGTTTAATTCTCTTGCTTGAACAGCTACACCAGGTTTAAAAAGAATACGGTGAAAGCCCTTACTCTCATTGTAGTCGTCATAGTACGGATCGGTGTTAAAATTAATCGCCATCTCTTACCTGTTATAATTTGATTACTGTTCTTAGTGTAACTAATTGTTGTTCGCTGTAACTAACTGATGTTCTATTATCAATGTACAGCAAGTCACCGCTAAATTTATTTATCGTGGGAGAATTTGTCAGATCTGTAATAGCATAGTCTAGATCTGACGTCTCGTCAGTTAATACATCACCTGTAGTTAGATCATGATTATTTTTATTTTGAATCAATATTTGATTACTTGCAGGTACTACTTCAACCACTTCAAAGTATCGCTTAGATGCACCAACCAGATGAGTCAATATAGTATCTCGGGCAAGACCACTAACGGTATCAACTGTTACGAGAAAGCATGCACTTCCAATAACATTAGCAAATGCTCTCTCATTACCATATTGCTTTAGATCTTTAACAATACCAAATTGTCTGTAATCATTCTTTACATCAACACCTTGGTTCTTTTCATTATTTATTGTTGAGGTAAACATTAAAGTATCTGCAAATAACTCTCTAACTGGATCACTGCCATGGCCTCTATATGGGGATAATATGGCAGATACATTTGCATTAGCTCCATTACCCGTTATTGTTACATTGGCATTGGTGTAACCAGAACCCGGGGTCAATACAGAAATATAACTAATAGTATTATTAACTATTACAGCATTGCCTGTAAAATTAATACCATCTCCTGCTACTGTAACGTTGGCATAAGAGTACCCGTTACCTACGTTACTAACTTTAAATGCATGAATACCCCCATCAACAGCAGACAGCTCAACTACTGTCTGTAAGGTATCTATATCATCTACTGAAAGATTTGCAAATATGTTAGCACCGGTACCAGTTGCGCTGGCAACAGTTAAATTAATATAGGAATAACCAGTGCCGCGATTTTCAATAATAACATCTTCAACTTGACCGGCTGAATTAATAAAGGGAGTAGCTACAAAGCCACTACCATCTCCAATTGCTGAAATAATAGTACTAACGTTTGAACTGTACCGTGTACCTTCATCCTCAATCAAAACAGAATGAATAGAGCCATTTCTAAGTACAGGAGTTAGAACGGCAGAGGTAGCAAAAAACAAATTGGCAGTTGCATTAGATGTAGGTTGACTGTTACCAGACGTACTAATTGTTATGGTTGTATTTGCTCTTGCAGCAGTAGTATACCCAGTACCTTTATTAGTTAATACAACATCTACTAAGGCATTACTACTGAATATTAAATTTGCAAAGGCATTTGAGGTGGGTTGGACCAGACCAGCTGTTGTTATGGTAGCCGTAGTGTTAGCAATAACAGCTGTATTATAACCAGCACCTGTGCTAAATATTCTTACATTACTAATATTATTAAGTAAGCTTGTACCCTTGCCCCCGCCATCGTTAATTGTAATAGATGCAGTTTTATAATTAGCCCCGGCATCTTTTATTCTTACATCGATAAACTCACCAGATGTATTAAATACCGGTGTTAAATTAGCTATTGAATTGCCAGATAATCCTAGGAACTGTCCTGTAACTGTTAATGTTACATCATCGTTACTTGTATAACCGGATCCAGCATTGTTAATAATAACACTACTTACTTCACCTTCTGAATAATAAGCATTAGTAACTGCTCTCTGAACTGGTATAAAGTCTGGAGTCAAAAAACGATTCTGTGAAGAAAGAGGAATGGTGTAAAGATATTTCCAAACATAACCATCAGCTGTTGCAAACGTGGTTATGTCTTGACCAGAAGGCTCCACTGTAGACGCAGCATTATTATTATTGAAAATACATTTGTATACTCCAAACGCACTTGTTAATACATAAAAATTAGCTGTCTTTAAGCTAGTAGCTCCGGAATATGCGGGGGAAGTGGCGCTGTAGTCACCATCGAACTGATCGTATACTGTACCGGTCGTCCAGTTTATTCTTGGCACTACATAAGATACGTCTCTTAAATTAATCTTCTTAACACTTAGAATACCGTTGCGAGTATTATACTCATAGTTCTGGGTAACTTCCGGAGTTTCTGGAACCTGAGGACTCGCCCACTCAATTATATTACCAATAAAATAGTAATAGTTGGCTCTTCGCGATAAGAATTCATTATAAACACTATCTACCAACGAACGATGGATAGTGTCTTTTAAGAGAAAAGACATATTATGCTACAGTAACGTTCCAAGTAATAACCACAGTATCGCCAGCCGCTTTAGTAACAACACCAAAAACTGTTCTGCACAATAGATTACCAGAAGAGGAAGCATTTAAGATGCCAGCTTCAGTGATTGCTCCTGTACCTGTACCTGCAGGAAAAGTACTTACATATGTAATAGTATTAGAAGATCTAGTTGTAGAGTCAAGAACCACTCGTCCTAGTTCTGTACCTAAAGCGGTTTGAGAAGTAGTTGCGGCAGTATTGGATGAACCAACAGCCATGTGACTCATAA